CCGCCATCCCGGAGCAGGTGGACGGCGCCACCATCAAGATCCTGATTGACGGCAACGGCCGCACGCCCATGCCCCCGGAGTCCGCCTACCAGCAGGTGATCAAGGGCCTGCCCGCGGTGGACTACACCCTGCAGGAACTGATCTATGCGCCCCGCAATCTGCGGAGCTACCGCTTCTACGGCATGAGCCCAGTGGAGCAGGTCCTGGGCATCGCCAACATTGCCCTGAAGCGCCAGCTGCACCTGATGAACTACTACACGGACGGCACGGTCCCGGACGCCATCCTCACCCCGCCCGAGACCTGGAACCCGGACCAGATCAAGCAGGCACAGCTGTGGCTGGACACCCTGACCTCCCCCACGGCCCGCCACAAGGTGCGCATCCTGCCCGGCGGCCAGTTCACCCAGCTGCGGGATCCGAAGCTGAAAGATGAGCTGGATGACTGGCTGGCCCGCATCATCTGCTACTGCTTCAGCCTGGCCCCCGGCGCCCTGGTGAAAGACATGACCAAGGCCACGGGGGACACGAACAAGACGTCCGCCCAGGAGGAGGGCCTGGAGCCCCTGAAGCTGTGGTGGAAGGACGTGATGGACGAAATACTGGTGCGCTGCTACGCGGCAGAGGACCTGGAGTTTGCCTACCACGAGAAGGAAATCAGTGACCCGCAGGTGAAGATGATGGTCTGGACCGGCTACAAGGCGGCCGGCATCGTCACCGCGGATGAGGTGCGGGACAAGGCCCTGGGCCTGGACCCCATGAGCGAGGAGCAGAAGGCAGAGGTGGCCCCGCCTCCGCCTGTCGGTTTGGTGGCCCCTGGCAAGCCCGGCACGAACGGGAAGCCTGGAACCACCCAGGGGGAGGTGGATGGGTCGGCCTCCCCACTTCCCCCTGCATCCAAGAAGCCCACAGAGAAGCACGCCCACGCCGGCGGGATTCAAAAAAAAAAGACCAAGGTATTAAAGCCCATCAACCATGACCGGGCGCTGGTGACGAAGGCCGCCGCGAAGGTGGCCAAGCTGTTCCGGTCCCGTTTCGCCAAGCAGCGCAAGGACCTGGTGGCCGCTGTCCGCGCTGAGGCCACCAAGCTGCTGAAGATGTCCCAGGATGACTTCCTGGACCTCTGGGATGAACTCAGCGACGATGGCCGGGACAAGCTGCGGGAGGCCCTGGCCGAGGAACTGTCGAAGGTGGCAGTGGACGGCGGCAGCCAGGGGCTGACCCAGGTCCTGGACTTCGTGAGCGCTGACACCGCCGCGGATCTGGAGGCCATGCTGGCGCAGGTGAATGAGCAGGCCGTGGCCTTCGCTGAGGAGCGCGCCGCGGAGCTGGTGGGCATGAAGTGGTCCGAGGACGCTGGCGCCTGGATCGTCAACCCCAACGCCGAGTGGGCCATTGATGACACCACACGCAGCCGCATCCAGACCCTGACCACCCAGGCGGAGCAGGAGGGCTGGAGCAATGACAAGCTGGCGGACGCCCTGCAGGATGACACCGGCTTCAGTGATGACCGGGCAGAAATGATTGCCAGGACCGAGACCGCCTTTGCCGATATCCAGGGGAACCTGGCCGGCTGGGAGGCCTCCGGCGTGGTGGAGGCCAAGGAGTGGTCCGTCAGCCAAGATGAGGTCTGTGATGACTGCCTGGCGCTGGACGGCAAGATCGTGGGCCTGGACGAGGACTTCCCCGAGGGTGACCCGCCGCTTCACCCTCGCTGCCGCTGCGATCTGCTGCCGGTGGTGATGACCCAGGCGGGAATTGACGCCGCCACGGCGGGAGGAGGCACCGATGCAGCCGAGTGATGACACCACCACCTGACCAGATCCGAACACCCACAGATCCGAACACCCACAGGTTTGAACGAAAAAACACCGGGCACTTCCGCCCGGTGTTATTATTTGCCGTCCACTTCTGGTCACACAAGTGACCACTATCTGACACAGCGAAGGGGAGGCGAAGATGGCCAAGCGAATCCGGGTATTCGGGTCCATCGAGAAGGTGGAGGCCCAGGACGATGGCACGCTGAAGGTCTCCGGCATCGCCTCCAGTGAGACCGTGGACGGAGCTGGTGAGGTGGTGAAGGCGGACGCCATGCGGGCCGCCATCCCCGACTACATGAAGTTCGGCGCCGTGCGCGAAATGCACGCCAACATCGCCGCCGGGACCGCCCTGGCCATAGACGTGGATGACGATGGCGTCACCCACTTTGAGGCCCACGTGGTGGATCCGGTCAGTTGCAAGAAGGTGGAGACCGGCGTCCTCAAGGGCTTCAGCATCGGCGGCAAGGTCTCCAGCCGTGACCCCCTGAACAAGAAGATCATCACCGGGCTGTCCCTGACGGAAATCAGCCTGGTGGATGTCCCCTGCAACCCTGACGCCGTGTTCGCCATGGCGAAGTTCGAAACCCCCGAGGAGGACGAAGTGGACCAGGAAACCAGCACCACAGAGACCCAGACCACCAGCCAGGAGGCTGAGACCACTAGCCAGGAGGCTGAGACCGTGAAGAAGGGCCTGTGGACCGTCCAGGACTTCGCCGGCATCCTCCAGCAGATCGGCTGGATTGCCCAGGACTGCCAGTTCGAAAGCGAGGCGGAGGGGGATGCCAGCCCCGTGCCCGCGAAGCTGCGGGAATGGGTGGCCGCCGGTGCCACCATCTTCCAGGAAATGGCCGCGGAGGAGGTGGCGGAACTCCTGGCCAGCCTCACGCCGAAGGGCACGCCCGCGGTGGAGGTGATCACCGCCGCTGCCGGGACGGACGGCCTGGAGAAGGCCGGCGCAAAGTTCAGCAAGGCAACGAAGGACAGCCTGGACGCGGCCCACAAGGATCTGGAGGAGGTCCACAAGTCCATGGGTGATTACATGGGCAAGCTGGCCGCCATCTGGAAGGACGGCGGCGGGGATGATGTGGCTGCCAGCCAGGCCTCCGAGGCCATCAGTAAGGCGGCCGGCCTCCAGGATGAACTGGCCAAGGTGCAGGTGGAGAAGGAAGCACTGCAGAAGTCCCTGGACGCCATCAGCACGGACCTCAAGAGCACCAAAGACGCCCTGGCGAAGGCCGAGGCGGACCTCAAGACCAAGGGGGCCAAGCAGGCGGTCCCCGTGGAGAAGGGCAAGGAATCCACCACCCTGGGCGCCGCCGACCAGCCCACCACCAGCACGGACCCTCTGGACGTCATGAAAGCCGTCCAGGGCCAGCCCGTGTCCCTTATTTACAACCCCCGCTAAGTCCGGGGAAACCCAAGGAGGCTCTAAAAATGAGCGACCTCAACAAAACCCTGGACGCCATGAAGGAAGCCCAGGCCAACGGCTCGGCGGACCTCGCCAAGGCCTTCACCCAGGGCACGGGCCTGGTTGCCTACGATCTGCAGGCGCCCGCCCTTGCCCTCTACCCGTTCCTGCAGCTGATGACCATGCTGCGCAACGAGATCCCCCGTGTGGGCGGCGGTGGCGATACGGCCACCCGCTGGAAGGCCATCACGGGCATCAACACCACGAATGTCCACCCGGGCGTGTCGGAAGGCAACCGCGGTGCGCTGATCAGCACCTCTACGGCCAACTACCTGGCCAGCTACGCCGGATTCGGCCTTGAGGACACCGTGTCCTTCGAGTCCGACTACGCGGCCCAGAACTTCGATGACGTCAAGGCCCGCGCCCGCCTGGGCCTGCTCCGCAGCCTGATGCTGGCTGAGGAAGCCCAGATCCTGGGCGGCAACGCCAGCATGGCCCTGGGCACCACGCCCACGCCCAGCCTGTCCGCTGCCGGTTCCAGCGCCACCCTGCCCGCGCTGACTTACAGCGTGATCTGCGTGGCCCTCACTGCCCAGGGCTACAGCCGCACCAGCCTGGCCAACGGCGTCCCCGGCCAGTTGTCCAAGAGCAACGTGGACGGCAGCACGGACACCATCAACGGCGGCGCCGCCCAGAAGTCCGCGGCTGCCAGCCAGGCCGTCACCCTCGGCCAGGCCCTCAGCTGCTCCGTGACCCCCGTGGAGGGCGCCGTGGGCTACGCCTGGTTCGTGGGCGGTGCCGGCGCTGAGAAGCTGGAGGCCATCACCACCATCAACTCTGTGGCCTTCAGCGCCGCGCTGAACGGCACCCGGCAGGCCGCCTCGGCCCTGACCGCCGCGGACTACTCCAAGGACGCCGTCTACAACATTGACGGCCTCCTGACCTTCGCCAAGTCCGCCAACAACTCCATCGTTCAGGCCCTGGCCACCGGCACCCCTGGGACCGGCACCACCCTGACCTCTGACGGCGCGGGTGGCGTGCAGGAAATCAACAACCTCCTGCAGACCATGTTCGACAGCTACCGCCTGGGCCCGGATGAACTCCTGGTCTCCAGCGCGGGCATCCGCCTGATCAACAAGCTGTGCATCGGCAACGGCGGCTCCCCGCTGTTCCGCTTCGTGATGGATGACAAGGGCGGCGTCCCCGGCCTGTCCGCTGGCGCCACCATCGGCAGCTACCTCAACCCCATCACCAACCAGCTGATCCGCGTGCGGGTCCACCCGAATATGCCGGCCGGGACCATCCTGGGCTACGCCAAGGAAATCCCCTACCCGCTGAACGGCGTGGGCAACGTCATGCAGGTGAAGACGCGGCGCGAATACTACAGCATCGACTGGCCGGTGGGCATCCAGGGGCGCAAGTATCCCTACGGCGTCTATTGCGATGAGGTGCTGCAGCACTACGCCCCCTTCTCCATGATGAAGCTCTACAACGTGGCCGGCGCCTAAACCAGGGCACCGTCAACCCCGGGGCGGGTGGGCAACTGCCCGCCCCGACTTCTGAGGAAAGGCCAACACCATGAGCATCAAGATGTTCCACAAGGACGCCAGCGCCACCAGTTGCACAGTGGAGGGCGTCATCTACGAGGCGGACGAAACCGGCGCCTTCGAAGTGGCGGATGAGCACGCTGCCGTCCTGCTGGACCACGGATTCACCACCACGGAGCCCGTGCCCGCCCAAGACAACGGCCGCAAGGCCAACCCGGCCATGATGAGCACGGACGCGCTGCTGGACGAGGCCAAGGAGTTGGAAATCCCTGACTTCGCGGACCTGGCCCGCGGTGCCCTGATCACCGCAGTGGCCGCGGCCCGCAAAGCGAAGGCCGGGGAGTAAGCCATGGCTGCTGGAGACCTGACCACCGTGGCCAACGTCAAGGACTACCTTGACCTGGCCGTCACCACGAAGGACGCCCTGCTGGGGCGCCTGGTCAGTGCTGCCTCCGCGTGGATCAAGTCCTGGACCAACCGGGATTTCACCAGCGGGAGCTACAGCCAGGTGCTGGACGGCAACGATGCCGCGGGCATCATGCTTGACCAGTATCCGGTGACCGCGGTCTCCAGCCTCACCATTGACGGCGTGGCGGTTCCGTCCACCAGTTACACGGTGGACGGCGCCCTGCTGCGCCTCACGGATGGCACCGTTTTCCGCAAGGACGTGGGCAACGTCCTGATCACCTACACCGCCGGGTTTGTCACCATCCCGGCTGACGTCGAGCAGGCCTGCATTGAGCTGGTGGCCTGGCGCTTCACCGAGCGCAGCCGCATCCAGCAGGTCAGCAAGAGCATGGGCGGGGAGGTGGTGGCCTTCAGCATGGCTGAGGCGCCCAAGTCCACCCTGGTCATCCTGTCCCAATACAAGCGGGTGGTGCCATGATCGACCTCACCGCCCGCGTCACCGGGGCCGAAGCTGTGGTTGCGCAGCTGGGCCGGGCCGGCGTGAACTTCTCCCAGCGCGTGCCCATGACGGTGCGCGCCCTGGGCATCGAACTGCAGCGGCGTGTCCGGGAGGCCTACCTGGTGGGCCCCCGCCCTGAGAAGCTGGGGCGCAAGACTGGCCGCCTGTCCCGGTCCATCAACGAGAAGGCCAGCCAGCCTGACCAGTGGACCTATAAGAGCACGGTGGGGACCAACGTCAGCTACGCCTCCATCTGGGAGTTGGGCTTTGACCGCAAGGTGGGCGCCGGGGCCCGGGGCGGTCCCCGCACGATCCTGAATGAGCGTGCCCGCGCCAAGTATTTCCAGAAGCACCCGGCCGGCATGAAGCACTACAACGCCAGGCCCTTCCTGGTGCCCGCCCTGGCGGACATGAAGGATGACATCCGCGCCCGCCTGGTGGCCGCCATCACGGGAGGGCGCTGACATGGCACTGGACCGCGAACCGATCTTTGTCGCCATCTTCGCCCGCCTGCAGGCCATCCCCGGCGTGGTCACCTGCAGCCGCAAGTGGCGGCACTTTGATGACGTCCCGCCCATGGAGCAGCCCGCCATCTTCCTGACCACCGGGCCGGAGGACTGC